ATCTGCCGACAGGAAGCCTGCTAGCTCCTCTGAGGGGGCTGTAGGGGATATGTCTGCAACAAAGATGCTATAGAACTTAAACTTCTGTGATATGCCCGCATACAGGTTTGCATCTCTTGCAGATTCATCCATTCTTCTATAAAGATCCATCATTAGATTTCTTATTTGATTAATTTCAGATACATCTGTTGAATATATGGTAAATAGTATTTGTTCACAGCATATAACCCAGTTATCTTCATAAGACATTCCTATCTTGTCATAGACTATATGCTTTTTCCCACTTAAAAATTGATTCATTTCTGGTTGTTGCTGAACTGGAATAATAGGGATTAGCTCTTCCCCTAGATTATCACTATAGTAATCTGAAGCCTCAAATAAATCATTGGCCTTTAATTGACTCCATAGATGCTTGCGAAGGTCAAGCATCACATCGTAATTGTAGTTTGTTGTCATAGCGATCCCCCAAATGCTGCTGATAATGCTTTGTCTGCTTGCATATTTACTGTATTAGCTGAAAAAGAATATTTAACCTTTCTTATATCACCAGGTAGCTTTAGTGCTGTAGTCATAGATGAATTAAAAATTTGCTGAAACCTTGAGTTCTTTATTGAAAGATTTACTAGGTTGCCAGTAAAGAATTGAGCGTATGCTATCCTAAATCTTCCAGTTGCTTTTCCTCCGCCAGGTCTTTTTACTGTTACAGATTTTCCTTTAGGCATTCTTACAACAAATCCATCTATTTCAAAAACTAAACGCTCAGCACTTCTTGGACGAATAACTACTGGGTTGCCCGCTTCCATTACAGAAGCCTTGCTTGTAAATACATGTCTAGACTTGCCAAAGCTTGTCGGAACCATAGACTTGGATGGTTTAAAATTAGAAACAATTTTAAACGACAATCCGCTTGTGCCTGCTACCTTTAAATCAAAAAGCCTTGACGATGGAACTCCTACTTTTTTCCACTCATATACGTGGTGAAGTGTTTTTGGATTCATTCTTGCTTGAGAGTCAATATAGTTTCCAAAATCTTTTTCAATTTGATTAAACAAAATAGATTGGAACTTTGATTGAAATTGCTTGTTAGTTGTAACTTTTGAAACAACAGATGCTTGATAATATATGGCTGCAGAAATTTGTGCCACTGTACTATCCTTTAAAATTGCACCCGCAGTGCCAGACATGTTCTTTTGTAGTCCGCTTGCTGCTTGTACTAATACTGCGCTAGTATCCAATTGTTTGATTCTCCGACCTCTTTACAGATGTGTTATATCCTACAACTGTACCGAATGGATCTGTCATTGGGGTTGACCCCATTACTTCAAAAACAGTTGGTGTATCTGTTGGAAAATTAGCTTCTACCCATATGGCATTTCCATTTGAATCAAGTATGTTGGTAATCTTTTCACGAAGAGTGACTTTGCCAGTTGTTCTAATTTGTAGTATCTGATCATTTGTATATCTATTACTTAACACCTGCTTGTCGCCTGTTCTTGTTGAAGCAGAGTTTGATATAACGCCTTTTGCATGGCATGCCATGCTTCTGTCATATTGCCATTCTCTTTTTAGAGCGCCTGTATTTGGGTCTTGATAATCAACCTGCTTGTAGACGTCCATCTTCATTGTTAAAACTGAATCTATGACGTTAAACATTAGATCACAACCATCTGATTAATTACATAAGGCAGTAGGATTTGATCTACGTAAACATTTCCAGTACCCCTGTATGTCTCAGCATTATACTCAAACTTCCAGTCAAATGTTGATATGCTCTTCATGTACTTGTCTCTCCAGACTTTGTCTTTTGAGAAATAGTCTTTCATAAGCTCAATTGCTGCAAGTTCAACTTCGTCTGGAACTTGTTCCCAGCCATATCTGCCTGCAACACGGTATACATTATCTTTTCCAAATGCCCCGTTACCCATGTCATTTATAGATGGGGGAACCATGCCATTTGCTACATAGACTGTATTGTCAATCATGTTTACACGATTTACTCTTACTCCAAAACCGCTTTCAGAAACAATCGTGCTGTAGTTCCAGTTGTTAACATTATTAATGGTATCAACTAGCAGAACATCATTTTGATACAACTCATGTAAATCAGATAGCTTAAATGGCAACGGCAAAACATCTGCACCTGCTCCATACACGGTTTGAACGTCATCATACAAACTAAATATTTGACCTGTATAATTTTCAATTATTTTTCTTGCGTATCTTTCTGCTTCTGCAATTTCAAAATAAGATCTGTAGTTTGGGTCAGACGGATCTGATCCAAGCTTTAGCACGTCTCCTGCCTGTGTTATATCAACATATGGTGTTACTACAAAAAGCTTATTTTCTTTTGTAATAGATGTTCCTTCAACAGAGTATTGCCAAACAAGCTTTAGCTGTTTATTTCTATTTGTTAATGAGTGAGGTGGATATACTTCGTAAACGCCTATGTCTGTCTCTAATTTTGTTGGAGTTAGTGTTGTAACAAGTGTGCCTGGATTAATAGCAGGTGTTACTGCTGGGTCTTCCGTTATGTCGTATACTCTGACAACAGGAAGACTATCAGCATCCTTTGGGGACCCCTTCCAATAAACTTTGTGTTTTACTGGTGAGTTTGTTCCTACTAATATCTCCATTTAATAAAGGTTAAGCGTAGTAATCCTGAACTTCTTTAGGGGTTGCTATGCGGAAACCTTCCTCCTTGTCAAAAATTTTCTGAGCATCTTCTTCTGTCATTGCAACAAAAGGGTGCTCTTTTGTAAACGTATAACCAACTATATCGTATCTGTAATTCTCTCTAGTCATTCTAACTAGAACTGTATCTTCTGGCTTATCTGACTTTGGATCAAATCGAGGAAGAATCTCTTCTGTCTCAGCAAACTCTTCAGCTGCTTCTTCAACATCTTTAATTGTCTTTTGGTATACAGACCATGTTACGCCCTCTTCGGCAAGTGCGGCAATAACGTCTGCCTTATTCTTAATTCCATCAGTATCAACTGCAAAGTCCTCTGCAATTTTTCTGAGTTCTGCAACTTTTAATGTCTCAAATGACATATATTCTCCTTTGTTAGGTCCTTCAATTATAGCATTGTTAAATTAAAATGAAAAGCCCCCAAAATTAATTGGGGGCCTTTCGTGGGTTAATTCTAATTAAGAAGCAACCTTAACGTTCTTTACGACTACCCAAGCATCAGCTTGTTCGATTTGGACGCCAACACGTGTGTACATTGTGTACTCGATTGAGTCCTTACGTGGCCAGAAGAAACGGTAAACAGTTACATCACGCTTGATACCAATAACTACGTTATTTGGGAATGTCAAGTGGATATCTCCGTGTGAACCAGTTTGTCCTGTGTAATCTCCAGCTTGTGTCTCTGGAAGAAGTGGAACTTCAACAATCGGAATACCGAATGCGAATGGTGCCACATATCCTGCAGGTCCACCTAGTGGTGCAACTCCACCACGGATAACGCTTGAAGCAATATCTTGTGGAATTGTTTGGTTTGTTCCAATGCTGTTAGCATATAGGAAGTCCTGAATCAAGTTTGATCCAGCAAGGAAGCGAAGGTCTCCACGACGTTGCTTGTACTTACGTGGCATAGCCTTAAGTGCCTTGTTGAATACTTCACGAGAAACTCCAGCACCGTTTGCGTCTACGACACGTCCTGATGCCTTTGCTTTCTTTACAACGCCATCAAATGACTTGTAAAGTGCGTCTGTTGAAAGAGCTGTGTTTCCGTTAAGGATAACATCTTCGATGTCATTTCCTGCTTGTGTTGCCATCAAGCGGGCAATGTGATCTTCTAGGTCTGCACCTTCAATGTTGTCTTCTAGAGACTCTGTTGAAAGCTCCCAGTCCATACGAAGCTTCTTTGTTGTCAAAGAGATCTTTGAGAAAGTTACTGCACTGTTTTCTCCAGTGTTTTCTCCTTCTGATGCGAGACGCATAAGCTTCTCGCCGATTGACATACGGTCAATCTCTGCTGTGTCTGCCTTAAGTCTAACTGTGCGGGCAACCTTACCGATTACGGTTGCGTCGAACATATAGTCTAGGAAGCGAGCAGATTGTTCTGGGTTAAGTAGTCCACCGTTTCCGTTTTCGGAAGCTCTGTGTACTCCTGTTCCACCAGTTGTTGAGCCAAATCCAGTTGATACTGTTGCACCAGCTGCGGCTGCTTTTTCTAATAGTTCATTGCTCATATTATTATACCTACCTTAGTTAAATATTTCGTTCACGGAACCGAGGAAAGAACCGTTCCATTTAGATTTCTTGATTGTTACTTCCTCTGATCGGCCAAGATCAGAAGACTTCTTAATTGCAGTCTCGGACTCTACTGCATCGACACGCTTTTGTACACCATCAATCGTGCTCTTGATATCATTTACAGCACTTGAAAGCACTGTGTGTTGTTCTGCCAACTCTGAAATTCTAGCGTCTACGCTCTTGCTGAAAGCCTCAACAGTCTCTTGGATTGTTGTTACTTGTGCTGCATTAACTTCTGATGCCTTATTTAGAGTTTCTGAGAAAAAGCCCTTTAGGTCGCCTAACATCTTTGCAAAATCAGGTTCTTCAACCTTATCTTCTGATACGTCGGCTACTTTTTCCAGAGTCTCGGCAGCTGTGTCTTCCGCTACTGCATCTTCTGCAGGAGCATCTTCGACTGCAGGCGCTGCATCTACTGCAACTTCTGTTGTCTCTTCTACGGTTGCTTCTGGTGCTGCTTCAACAGCTGCATCTTCAACAACTACGTTTTCTGTATTTTCTGACACTTCATTACCTCCTTCTGCGTTTGCCTGTTTTGCTATTTGTGTATCAGGCAACGTAAATCTTGAATGCTTATATGCATCAAGAATCTTATCAATCTCTTTTGACTTGTTAACATCTGAGCTTTCAACCCAACCAATTAGTTGTGCTGGCTTACCAGATACTGGTGAGTCATATGTTTTTTCTGTTGAGATAAAAACAGAATTGCTTTCTTCGCAATAAAAAATATTTTCTGTTACTACTTCAGTTGCAATTCCTTTAAATATCAATCGGCCATTTACCTTTTGAATAGAAAGAACATTGCAAAGTTCATTTGCTGGAGAATCTACAATTGATAATTCAATCAAATCGTAATCTTTAATAAATCTTACTGTCTTGCCATTTGCTTTATTAACTTCATTATCTGACTCATTAATCTTTCCACCAATTGAGAATCCAGAAAGAGTACCGTCTAAAACTTTTTCCCAGGTATCCTGTGCGCCCTTTGAAATGTACGCATCTACATACACTCCGTTATAAAATTCTTTTGACTTTGGATCATAGTATGTTTCTGGCTTGAATGAAACAACTTTGCCAACTGCTGTTGAGTTGTGCATTTCACGAAGATTTCCTCTAAAGCCTTCAAAAGCTTTTAGGCTTGCTTCTGCTGTAACAACGTCTCCTGTTTGATCAACGTTATCTAATGTAGCTAATCCTGACACCGTTCTTTTTTCACGGTTAACCTTTGTAAAGGGAACCGATAGACTGATGTTGTCGCCATGACTGGACCACAAAGACTTTTCAATATTCATATGCTTAATTTTAGCGACTTATAGATAAAAAGGCAAATAACAGTTGAGTGGGGTTAGTCAACTTGTCTGCCGTCGCCCTTAGCATTTCTTCCTTCTCCCGAAACGTCTGGGGAAGTTGCTTGGCGATCTTGAGACCTTTGTCTGGTGTTTCCAGCCTGAGCTCTGACTTCTGCTGCTTGGGCTTGAAGGTCTACAACTTTATCTCCGCCATCAATTGGAATCATGCCCTTTCTAATTCTAACTTCATTAGGGGTAATGACCTGCATACGCAAATATCTTTCATCAATCTTAGACTGAGTATCCTCATCGGTTAAAGTAAGCTCATTAAACTTTAATACCAGGGCATCTGTCTTTTCATCAAATATTTTATTTATTTTCTTTTCAAGAATCATTTGTGCTGGACGACAAACTTGCTCTTTAAAGGTCTTATCTGCATCACGAGCAACTGCTAAATTAACTCCCTCTGGAGTTCCAATTTTATTGATTGGCACACGGTGAGCAAGTAATATTTCATCTCGGTTAGACTTACGATATTTTTCAAATGAGCCTTCTTGGTTACCCGCCTCAATTGGCTCCATCTTAAATTCAACCTTTGAGTCTGGGGTATCTGAAGGAAGTGGCACATAAAGAGATCTATGGTTTTTACCCTTTAGTCCTACCTGGAAAAACTCAAGCAGCTTTCTTTCTGATTCTGGAGAAAGCTTTGCTCCTTTTACTGTAATAATATATCTTGGAACCGCCTTGTTTTCAAAGTAGTCTAGGTTATACTTTCCAGAAAATTCGTTACCAGCAAGAGCAACCTGGGCTGCTACAATATCTGGCAATCCATAGTAGTTGTTCATAGGGGTATACTTCTTTAAATGAATAATTTCATTTGGACGATCTTCTTGTCCCGCAATTGGATTTTCTGTTTCTGTGTCGCCAAAATTATTAAAGAACACTGCCTTGCCGTAAAGCAATTGAACAAAGCCATCTCTGAGTCTACGCACACGCATTGTCTTTGCTGGGATATGTCCGATGTATCCGATGTTACCGCCTGTGGTTCTGCCTATTTCAATATAACCATTACCTGTTGCCTCTAAGTCTGTGTACACTTTAATTAGTGTTTGAGTAAATGTATCCTCTTCATTTGTTGTGTCTAGCCAACCGTGAAGATCTTGACGCAATTTATTAAGCTTCTTACGTGCTCTCTCCAATTGCTTCTCATCTGTTATTGAGTCAAATGCATCATTTGTCTTTTTTGTTTCAATAAAGTCATAGCCTAGCCCAACAATGTTCGCAACCTTTGCATTTATTGCTGCATAGTTGTATGTTGAAACTTCGTAAATCTTTGAAAGGTATTCTTGATTGTATGGTGGCTCAATAAGGTCAAACATAGCGTATCCGCTAATAGCCTGAGCAAGAAGATTTTGTTGTGTTCCTACGCCTTCAATTCCTGTGAATGCTTTTGAGAACTCTCTATTGATCTTTCTTTTAAATGCTGATCCTAGACCTCTTACTTTTCTTAGGTCATCTCCGCTTATTGCAAATGGATCACTTGTTGGCTGCTCTTTTTTAAAAGAAAACCAGTCGGCTGTGTTAGATATATCAATTGTATTTCCGTCTTCTTCTTGAACCTCAATCATTTTATTCCACCCATCTTTTTCATTTCATCTTTATAGTTACCAATATCCATAGGGTCTGGAATTAATCCCCAGTTGAGTCTTTGTTTTTGGTACTCAAATTCTTCGTCATCAATTTTTCTTCTTGCAGAAAGAAATTTAGGCCCGCCTTCATATATACCGAATGTGCGAACTTCTCTAGCCAAAGCATCGATTCTGGATCTATTGCCTTTTTTTGA